TTAAAGCCCTCTCTACCTCGCCCTTATTCTCTTCCCCGATTGGATCACCGTTATTAAGCTGAATCAACTTAGAAGCTACAAACTGGCGATTAGCCATTCCTAGTATATGCCTGCTGACCTGAATATCACTCTCGATCATATTCAGACCCTGAAAGTAGGAAGGCAGCGGATAAACTACGCTAGCAGGATTGTACTCCTTAAAATAAAATATTTGAGATCCTACCGGATTGGCAGGATTGAATTTTTCGTATTCTCTAGGCTTTTCTTTGAAGTCGGTCCAGTCATCTTTAACGTAGAACTTTTCGCAGCTCTTACTGACCCGGACCTTCTGAAAATCTATATGAAAAATATCGCTGATATTCTTACCCCTGTTCCAAATAATCTGAAGATAGTAACCCCTGTACAGCTCATCGTCCTTAATACACTTTTTTACGATGTCGTTCCAAGTCTCCCCCATGCTATTAGCAGTACCTGAAACCTCAAACCCTTTGCCGTATATGTACTGAGATTTACTTTTAACTATCGCTCCATGCTTCGGTGATTCGTTGTAAAGATTCAACAAGTACTTAGGGTAGTTATTATCGTCCCCAAATTCAACCCAGCCTTTGCCCTTCTTTTCCTCAAACTTCGGCTGCTTAGCTATGTCGAAGTTTAGAACTATATGCCTGTAATTATTGTCCATTGTACGTTTTGAATTGGTTAGATTGTTCATCGTATTTCGTAGGCTCAAACGCTTCGGAATCATTTAGCACCATGTACCCCGTCTCTAATATACCCCCTACGATAGCCGTACCTGTACTATTCGCTGCCCTTGCCTCGTAAGTAAAGTAACCCGTGTCCACATCGTCAAACTCATCTGAGTCTATTTGAAATTTCTGAAAGTTACTTTTTGTACTTATATTTTGCAAAAATATATCTACCTCATCCTGAGTAACCCGATGAATGAAAGTAAAATGATACCACGCTGTCGCAGCTTCCTGATACTCGGATAACCTCAATCATATCATAGAAAAAGCCCCTACCCGTAAGTAGGCAGGAGCTTTTCATTGGTTAGTTACTTTTATTAAGTACCCGGAGTTTCCAATGTAGCAGCGATATTCGCAGGTACAATCAGGAAGTCCTCACGCTCCTGAGAGCTGAATGTCAACAGGTAACCGTTACGATCAGCTAGAGCTGTTCCGGATCCTGCTTCGGTAGTCTCCAACTGAAGACCAAACTCCTTACCGAACATACGATAAGTTCCGTCTCCTTCCTTAGTTACGAAGGTCAAACGATTCTTTGCCAATGTGGTAACGATGTTCCTAGTCGATGCGCTCCTGTCGTTGATAGGGAACTGCACGGTGTGAGTAAAGAAGAAAGTACCGTTTTCGATTGAGCTGGTAATTCCGTTACCTGTGTTGGCAGTACCACGAGGCACTTCAAACTTATAAAATCTTTTGCCTGAGGTTTTGGTCAAAGCTGTAACGGTACCGCTTGAATCGGTAGTTACTCGGCTATTGCCTGAGGCATCGTAGAGATAAGCATTTTCAATCAGGTAGATGGTCTCTACACCTCCTACTGATTCCCGGCACGCTATCGTATAGCCGGAGGTAATTGCACAACTCATAGTGTTATAGTTGAGGGAGGGTTTTACCCCTCCCGGTTATTAAATTAAGCAGTAGCAGCGAAGTAAACAACTTCAGACGGGAAAGCCACGTTAACACCCATCTTGAACTCAGCACGGAAACGCACATCGTTGTTATCTTCAGAGTACCACATCTTATACGATGTATCTTCGTCAACCAAGTCAACCGCCATAGCCATATTTGACAAGCTCATTGCGTAAGCCTTGTTAGTGCTGTTCAGACCGTTTACAGCGTAGATCTCGATGTCAGTACCGGGAAGGATGAAGCTCTTAGCGTTAGAATCCTGAGGATTGTAAGCGAAAAGGTTCAAAGCACGGTAAGCCATGATCAAAGTCCTGTACCAATCTTCACCCACGAAGATCTTTACATCTCCCTTACCTATTACAGCAGATGGGATAGCCTTATAAATTCCTTCAGTAGCAGCAACAACATTCGCAGCAGTAATTCCGCCAGTTATAGCAGCAACACCAGTATAGCCGCTCACGTTTGCATTTACAGCAGTTCCAGCGTCAGAGATCAACTTAATCAGACCGTTAAACTTGTTCAGGTTAGCAGTAGCAGAACCTGTATCTCCCTGCCAAATAGCAGTCTCAAGCTGAGCAGCGATACGAGCGTTCTTTTTAGCCAAGAAAGCAGCTTGGAAATCAGCGTTGCCGAAATCTTCGTAAGTAGAACCAGCTCTGAGCGCCTCTTGTGTAAAGTAAGCTTCGAGATCCTTAGGGCAGATTTTTTCTTCTACCTTTATCTTTCCAACTGTGATAGTACGCTGAGAGAAGGTAGTAGTACCTGAAGCGTCAAAGCTGCAAGACTGAGTACCGAAAACAGCGTCAGTATCCATAAGAGGAATAGCCACAGCGCTCTTTGCACCGGGAATCAAAACACCGCTGTCTTTAATCAATTGCTGAGTTCTTGCTTCGAATACAGCAGAAGTCAAAAGCGGCTTAACGAGTTGCTTAGTATATGAACTAAGACCTGAGAATGATAATGCCATTATTAATAATTTTTAATTTTTAACTGAATAAAATGTCTAATGATTTAGCCTTAGGTTCATCCTGAAAGCTGTTAGTAGTTTTGATAGAAGCATCCGCACTACCTGTCGGAGTCTCAGCCAATGTTTGGGTGAGATTCAAAAGCCCTTCGATTACCTGATTAGCCTTAGCCAGTTTGGTTTCGTACTCTGCGAACTTGCTCTCGTAAGATGCAAACTTCTGATTAGTAGCTGCCTCGAATGCGGAAAACTTAGCGTCCATGTCGTCCTTCTTAGTCTCTACCTCTACCTCAACAGCAGCAGCAGGCTTGATCTCCATGATTACGCCATTCTCTCCCAATACGATAACAGTACCATCAGAAAGCTGATGCTCTCCAACAGGAGCAGGACTGCCACCGATGGTAACAATACCACCAACAGCAAGCTCGGTAACTTCAACCTCTGTGCCATCCTTCAAAGTAGCAGTAGCCAAAGCCACAGGCTGCTCAACAGGATTGCCAGTCAGTTCAGCGAAAGTCAATCTTAACTTCTCGATTATCTCTTTCGGATTCATATTATATAATGGGTTTAATGAAAAAAAATAACTCTTAGCTATATAACAGGTTCTTAATCTTTTCGAGCATCTGCTCTTCGTAGCTCTTAGGCTCTTCGTAGTCGAACAATCCCTCAACGCTAAAGCCTCTATATTCCCCCGCCTTAACCTGCTTCCAAACATCGTCATTCTCAACATAGAAGGAACCGAACCAGCTCCCGTTAGCTACGTCTTCAAAGCCCTTCATAGGAAGGATGCCTCTCTCCTTATCTACTATCCAAGATTCAAACATGGTAACGTCCTTGACCTTTTGGTCCGGATCGTGCATCAGGTTAACATTCGCCTGATATTTACGCTTAGCAAACTTGATAGCGATAGCCTTGATAGTCTCCGCTGAAAACTTTACATAATGCTCTCCGAACTTATCGTTATTCCTGTAAATCAATTCATCGGCTAGCATCAAAGGACCGCTGATAATCCGCTTATCTTCGTCCATGATCTGAAAGCTCATAGTCTGCTTATCTATCTGCTTCAGTTTCCTTTGCGCCCAAGCTACACCCTCATCGCCTCCCCAAGCTAGCCACATCAATCTACCGCATCCTTCTCCGAGAGGTCGGTCTGAGTTCTGCCTGTGCCTTTCAAAGGCTGCCATCCTTGCGATGGTATCTCTGCTGATTGGTTCCTTGTTTGCCAACTGGTTTGCCCGTAGCTTTCCAGTGGATTCACCGCAGTCGCCCCACCCGTTTTCCTCCGCATACCTGAGAGCCGTTTTCGCATTCTCGACAGCTGCTTCAGGATAGTCAGTATAGGAATCCTCTGCAAACTTTGTCTCCCATTTACTATAACAAATTGCCATAGCCTGCTCGTGATCGGTTCCCTCATTCATTAATACTTTTACACATCTGCCTATATATTCCTCCTCGCTCTCACCCTTTGCAGGTTCTACAAATTCATTTTTGAAGGCTAGGAAATCCTTTTGAATCGCTGGCTCATCGACCAAAGCCACATAGGAGACCTCGCTATCATCTGAGAGGCTCTCGTTTATTTTCAACTCGTATACTGGGAGCTTCATACTATATTATGGGAGTTTTATTTGTTTATAATCTTTAGCTGATCCTTGCCGCCCTGTTAAGCCTTGTAATTCTCTCCTGATTTCCGCTGACATCTGATTCAACTACATAAGCCCTAACAGTCGCATTAGCTGAGGATATTTGATTAATTTGATCCTGAGGAAGTGCAGTCGTTGGCTGCTGTGCCGGGATAGGTGCCGAAGCCTCAATCGGTGCGCCTCCGCCTTGTACGTCTCCCGATGCGCTAGGACTAGAGCTTGCGCTAGCTCCTTTGATATCAGCTATTCCCTTCTTTACAGCTCCTACCGCTTTCTTTATTGCCAATGCACCCTGAGCGACATTCAATCCGATTTCGATAGCAGCAGGAATCTGCCCTCCGGGAACGCCTGCGTATTTTGCAGATATTGCGGTTTCGCTTGTTAATATCATAAAGAATACAAACGAGAAAAGCAAAGGCTTAGCGATAGCTTCGCTAGTTGTAGAGCAGGCGGCAGCGGTTGCTAAGATT